CATAAACAAGGGGATAATTTGCCCTTTTTGTGGATAACTCTCTGCTTTTGCGAATGAGATGCCATCATCAAACAATTATCTGACGAGATTTCCAGTTGGAATCTAACGTCATGAATAATTCAGGGTTCGTATCATCCGAGCACTGATTGGTAAGATGGAAGGACCCAGAGAGAATGTTCTCGTCCGAGAAGGAAAGATCACCGGCTGTGCCGGTCATCCGGAATCGCTGCACCGGCTGCTTCATGGCTGTCTTGTATTGATCTGAAACGCTGTACATGGCAGCCTCCTTCCATCAGAATTCGTATAAATCAAAGGACACCGTGTATAGACCGTTGCTGTCCTTTAGCTTCTGGCTGTTCTTCTCAGGATCAGTCTTGAAATTCCTGATCCGCATGGTCCTGGTCTTATATCCTCGAGTCTTAAGGTCATAGAGCTTTACGGCAATGGAGTCTTGGTCCCGGAAGTTTGTGAAAATCGCAGCCCAGACATCGGAGCATTGAAACTCACAGGAGACTGAGAGCTTGTCATAGCGGGTAACAATCACCTGATCCGTCCCGGCCTCCGTCTGGTTAGTGGTTTCCACGACCGAGTAGGACTCCTGCCATTTCGACGGCCAGAAGAGCTTGGTGTCATCGAAGTAGATAGGAAAATCTTTCTTTAACATCATCTGCCTCCTGACCTGAAGTTCGTTCTCTGGTTTGCCTTCACGACGATCTCATCGATGCGGTCCTGGCCAATGTAGACCGGGATCACAATGGTTTGATTACCGCCTGCGGCAGCAACAGCTCCCTGCACGATCTGGGAGAGTCTGTCTGTACCGACCACAGCCTCCTCACCGGCTTCACCGCCGCCAAGGAACCTGCCGCCAGCCATGCCAAAGAGCGTCGGGCTGTTCAGGATATACGGCTCATCCATAGCCTTCCGATACCAGTCGACACCGAAGTGAGGTACCGATGGCGGGTCTAGAGAAAAGCTCCCTGAAATAGAAAAATGCGGCATTTTAAGATGTGGCAATGACCAGGAGAAGTTGAAGAAGCCTTTGATCTTCTCGATGGCACCATGCACGGCTTCCTTTGCCGCATCCATCTTTTCTGAAAAGGCATTCTTGATATCCGATAGCTTCGATCGGGCAGTAGATAATGCCTCACCGAGCTTGCCACCGGTCGTCTTGTTGATGACCTCAAACCCGGCCTTCCAGATAGACTTGTAGCCTTCCATCGCAGTGGTGATGACACCTTTGATGCCGCCACCATTCTGCTGAACCGTGGATTTGATGCCCGCCCAGGCTGTGCTGGTATTGGTCTTTACCGTATTCCAGGCATTCGTGATGTGATCCTTGATGCCGGTAAACACAGTCGTGGCACCAGTCTTCATTCCGTTCCATACCGTTGAGACACCGGTCTTGATGCCATTCCAGGCAGTCTCGGTTCCTGACTTGATCCCATTCCATAGCCCGGTAAAGAAGGTGGCAAGGCCCTGGCCGACTGTCTTTACACCGGAGCAGATGCCATCCCAGACACCGCCGAACCATTCCGTAATTTCTCCCCAGTGCTTCACGATTTCGACGACGGCAACAATCGCTGCAATGACTGCAGCAATGATACCGATCATCGGAAGAAGGCTGATGGAGCTGAAAGCGGCAAGTCCTGTGGACAGACCGCCGATTGTATTCATGAGTGTTCCGATGCCGCTCGTGATGGTTCCGAAGGTAGAGATCACCTTACCGACGCCTACCAGGATCGGTCCGATAGCTGCAGCAACGAGAGCTGCCTTGATAATGAACTGCTGCATGGGCTCGGGGATAGCCTGCCAAACTTCAGAGAACTTTTTCAGAGCTCCGGCTGCCTGCTCCAGCAAAGGAGCAAGAACCGTAGCGAGTGAGTTACCGATATCCGCACCGGTCACCTTCAGCTGGTTCATGGTCGTTTTGAACTTGTCGATCGGGTCCAGGGTGTCATTGAAGGTCTGCTCGACATTTCCTTTGAAGGAATCCATGCTGGAGGAGAAGCCATCAAAGGAGAGCTTTCCGGTCTGCATGGCATTGTAGATGGAAGCACCAGCCTTGGAGCCAAATAGATCGTAAGCTGCCTGGAGCTTTTCGGTATCTGACTTGTTGGACTTCATCGTATCGGAGAATTCCGCAAGCGCCTGATCGAGCGTCTTTCCATCCGATGCTGCATTCTTCATGGCCTTCTTCATACCGGCCATTGCCGTACTGACATCAAGACCGGACATCTCAACGTTTCCAAGGAACTGAGCCGACTGTGTCGCATTGAGTCCCATCGACTGAAGCTGCGCGGCATTCTGGGAAAGATCCTGTGAGAGCTTATCCATCGAAAGACCAGTGGCCTGGCCGACCGAGTTTAAGACGTCCAGCATGCCTCCCGCCTGGGAAGTATCCATACCGAAGGCATTGAGGACGGAGGAAACATTATCAATCGAGGTCGAGACATCTGTATCATTGATAGAGGCGAACTCTACGAACTGCTGAGATAGGTCCTTTAATGCGTCACCCGTGAGGCCAAACCTTGTGTTCACTTCGCCGATGGCAGAACCTGCCGTGGCAAAATCTGTCGGGATCGTGGTTGCGATATCATTCGCGGCATCCTGCATGTCTTTCAGAGCCTGACCGACAGCGCCGGTCTTGGTCTTTACGATATCAGCGCCTTCATCGACTTCATTAAAAGCCGCAAGAGAAGCAGCGCCAACTGCAGCAATGGGAGCCGTCACGTGGGTTGTGAGACCTTCACCGACACCAGTGATCTTGTCACCGACATCCTTCATTTTCTGACCGGCCTGCTGGAGCTGAACTCCGGCAACAGACCCGACAGACTTGTACTGATCCTCGAGCCCTTTGAGTGCCTGCTTGGTATCCTCGATCTCGCGGGTCAGAGCTTCCTGCTGTTTGATGGTCTCTTCGGTTTGAGGAGCATCCTTCAGCTGCTTTAAGGCATCCTGTTCCTGCTTCAGTTTTTCCTTGGTATCCTTAATCGCCTCGGAGAGATATTTCTGCTTCTGGACAAGGAGGTCGGCGTTGCCCGGATCGAGTTTCAAGAGCTTATTCACATCACGAAGCTGGTTCTGTGTTTCCTTGATGGACTTGTTGACGTCCTTTAAGGCGTCAGAGAGTTTTGTGGTATCGCCGCCGATCTCGACGGTAATGCCCTTGATGCGATCCGCCATACTGACCTCCTTTCCTTTTTAGAGCATGAAAAAAGCGCCGATTGCTCGACGCTTTAGAAGTTATGCCATTTGCAGTTTTTACAGATCGTTTTCCAGTCTGGATGCTTTTTGTATTTCTCCGGCAGATGCTGATCCTTAATGAAATCATCTGCAATGTCCCAGTTTTCGATGCAGTCGTAATCGGCGATCTCCTCACCATCGAGAAGAGGACAGGCTATATGGGATGTTCATTATCTTTCTGATGCAAGTATCCCATAGCAGCAAATATCGCATACTCCTTGATTATTCTTTGCAGCCCGCCGTAGAGTACCCTCATAACGAAGACCGCATTTCTGCATCACCTTTCCGGAATTTGGATTGAGTACATCATGCCTTGCAGATACTCGGTTAACACCGACCTTGTCAAACATGAATTCTATCACTGCCTTCATAGCTTCAGAAGTGATTCCCTGATGCCACCACTGCTTGCCGATACAGTAGCCAACTTCGGCATCCTTAATGACATCATCAATTTCGTTTACAATACTGATGCTGCCAATTGGCTCATCAATATTGTTCTTCAAAGTGATAGCCCACTGATAAAAGCTTCTGTCCGAATATTTAGAAACCCAATCTGACAAAGTGGCAACGGCGACAGATACATCTTTATATGCTGGCCATGTTAAAAACTTTGTGACTTCGTTATCTGAGGCCCAGTTTCGGAACATGGGCTCAGCATCGTCCAGGCGGAATGGACGTAATATAAGATGCTCTGTCTGTAGAATTTCTGTTCCCTTATTCTCCATATCGGTCCTCACAATCCTAACTGCTTATTTTCCGAGTATAGCAAATCGAGGGACACAAATGAAGAACAATCCGGTCATGGCCCTTACCAGTTGTTGAAATCTTCCTGGGTGGCTACTTCGCAGTAGTCGCCATTCACGTCGTTATCGGCCTCAGACATACAGTCATAGATCTGGCCCTCCTCTATGAGGGAGAGTTCCGGGATCGTAAAGCCCAACTGCTTACAGCGGAGAAGGTAGACCGCTGTATTTATTTCTCTGTCAGTTGGGCGTCCTTGGGGTTTGCGTTTGAGGTTGTGGCACGATTGCCGAGGTAGATCGCCACGAAGGCATCCAGCTTCTCAATGAGGCAGATGCCGTCAAAGCCTGCAGCCCAGTGAATGAAGTCGTCCATTGAAAGACCGCTCGTTTTCCCGGCAGCCTGGGCGGCCATGATGTATCCGAGCTTCGCACCGACAAGGGTGTCGATATCAGCAGAAGCCAGGTTATTCATTGTGACCATCAAATCCTCGTGGAAGGTCATCCGATAGAGGATAGCCGTTGCGCCATTCGCTTCAAAGGGCAGGACCTTAGTGGTCCCGTTCTCAAGCGTCATTTCTATTTCTTTAACCATGGATCACACCTCACTTAGAGCTGCTGGTGCTCGTACTTGAAGTAGTTGTAGTAGTGGTCTTAGCCGGAAGATGCACTTCATCGTACCAGCTGTTGTAGGTAGCCTCATCCGTTTCAGAGCAGGTGTCTGCCTTCACGACATTGGCATCCAGGTCCTTCGAGAAGATCGTGGACGCATCAATCGTCAGGGATTCCGTCTTCACAGATACCTTGTCTTCCTTGGTCTCTGCTTCGATGTCCGGACGAGAAGCCGTGCAATTGTAGAGAACATGCCTTACCGCCTTCACATCGCCGACAAACTCAAAGAGCAACGCAAACGGAACCGGCTGTGCATCTGCGTTCTCGACGAGCACGCCATTGGCATCCTTGATGTCGCCAAGGACCGCGGTCTTGAAATCCTCCGGCACCATGGCGGTTTCCAGGTCACCGTTGTAGCCGGTGTTCGAGCTCGTGACATAGTACTTGATGTCATCGGCGTAGAAGGGTTCCTGGGAGCCCTGGGCCGAGAATTTAATCGACACGGCACCCGGCCAGACGATCGGCTTTCCATAGGTGGCAGTGCCATCCTCAGCGATCGTTGCCAGTGCGTAGTGGACGTTTTTGAGGCCGTACCTCACCTTGTTTTTCTTATTCGCCATGACTGCCTCCTTTACAGCGTCAGTTCATAAAGCACTTCATACATCCGCTCGGAATCGATCCAGGTTTCGGACTTGTTCCAGTAGATGTCGTTTCCTGCAAATATCTTCTCAAGTTTCTTTTCGAGCTTCGGGTTCTTCTTGTCGGTGTAGAGTTCGACATTCACCTCCGGGAAGGAGGCATAGACTGCGTTATCCGCGCCGAAGTTATCCGATGTCGGAGAAAGAAACACGATAAAAGGCGGGTCCGGAGACTCGCCTTCAGCAAAATGGTCGTACGCCAGAGGAAGACCGGCTTCCTCAAGCATGGTTACTATATTGTCGTATGTCATGATCCGCCGCCTTTCTCAAGAGCATCTTTGATGTCATCCTCAAGTTCTTTCACGCCTTCTTCCTCGGCAGGAGCGATGTGCGGGAAGGCTTTTGTTCTGCCGCCATTCCGTTTTGCATGCCCATGCTCCAAGAGGTGGGTCAGCTGATAGCGGCCTGCATGAACCGTCATGACAAGACGCTCATTGTTCTCGTCGGTCTTGGTGACCTTCCAGGACTTTTTGTACTTCCCGGTGAGGACCGGAGCCTTGGATTGGATGTTCTTTTTGACATCCTTCGCCACCTTCTCGACGGATTCCTTCATGGCATCTGTGGAGAGGTCCTTGTATTCTTCGAGGCCCTTCATGATTTCATCGGAGAGCTGTTCTGGTTTTATGGTCTTGCTCATCGTTTCACCCTCTCGCAGTGGAATTTCAAAGAGTTATGCTTATAGCCCATCGGATTTACGTAGAGGATGTTGTAGAGCTTCCCGTCTGCGATGATGCGGTATCCATCTGAGGTGACCTCGGAGAGGGCTTTGCACCAGCGCGTCGTGAAATTGATAGACTCCTGCGGGTTGGTGGTCCCGGCAGCATCCGTTTCAGTTCCTGATCCGGAGGCCGTAGCCCAGCAGGTGATGTAATCTGCCTGCTTTGTCGTGTGGTTACCATATTCGTCTTTCTCCACCACCTGCTTTTGGAAGGTGATCCGAAGATTTAATGCTGCGATATCCATTAAAAGCCCTCCTTCCGGCTGCCCTCTAGAAGAGCACGAAGAGAGAGGGTGACAGACTTAAGATCTGCGTCCTCTCTGTGCTCATACATGTAGGCGACAGTAAAAAAGACAGCTTCTTTTGCATAAGGCATTGTCCAGAACGCATCCTCGTCATCGGTCCGCGCCACATCCATTGCGAGGCGGGTAGCGGACGTGATGAGAGAGGAGATGAGACCATCGTCCTCTGAAAAATCCACCCGGAGATACTGCTTCATTTCATCGAGTGTCACCATGTCCGCTCACCTCACTTTCTATCAGGCAGAAGCACCGGCCTTCAGGATCTGGATTGCCTCCGGAAGGACGAGCTTGCCATCCACGCGCTCCTTTGCAACGTAGCCAACCATGCCGTTTCCAGCAAAGAGTTCGCGGAGCTCCTGGAAGGATCTGGTTCCACGGTCACCAATGTTGTAGTAGCTGTAGTCGCCGAATGCGATTGCAGGCTTGCCTGCCTCAAGGAGCGGAGCATAGGCGGACGTATGAATGTCATAGCCGCAGAGCTTGTCCGGCTCACCGGCAGTGTAAGAAGGCTGCCAGATGTAGGACCCGTTGTTGTCCTTGAGCTTACGGATAACCGCAAGAGTCTGGTCATTCAGAATGAAGGACGCGTTCTTACGATACGGTCTCTTCAGACTGTAGATCAGGGTGAGGATATCGTCGGAGGAGAGCTTCGTACCGCTGATGGTCACACCAGCTTCTCCGCCACCAGTCTCTGCGAAGATGCCGAGCGGCTTGCCCTTGCCATCACCGTTTAAGAAGGCATCCTCCTCGGCATTACCGAGTGCCTTACCAAATTCACCGATGACGTAGTTCTCAAGATCAAAGGCGTTATCATAGAGAAGCTCCTCGGTGATCTTGATTGCCACATGGAGCTTGTGGGCATCGAGAACTACCTGGTCGAAGGTGGCCTCACCGAAGGACAGAGCTTCGCCTTCCTCGATCCACGCTGCTGCGGGCTTGGTAGCTGCGATGTTGATCTTGTGCTCACCAGAAGTGGTGATCGTGGTCGCGAGGCTTCTGAAGATGTTCTCTTCAGTCAGCTTGTCGATGAGACGGGAGTCCCATTCCTCCGGAACAAGGTAGCCGCCGTTCGCATCGTTGCCTTCCTCGAGGACATTGGAGATCTGGTGGAAGCCGGTGCGCATGGCTGCGATCATAGCCTTGGCATATGCCTTGGAGGCTCTGCCATGCTTCTCATCCGGGTCATCAGAAGGAGCTGCAGCGCCGGGTCTTCCGGTAAGAGGAGAAGCTGTAGGCTTTCCCATCTGCTCTTCAATTGCCTTCTGGCGATTCAGACGCTCGATCTCACGAGTGAGATCCGTGATTTCCTTCTCCATGCGGTCATAGGTCTCGCCGTCCGCATCGGAGAGGATGCCGTTCTCGTTTCTGTGGGAGTCAAGAAATGCCTTTGCTGCCTCCCATGCGTTTGCACGCTTGTTGATTAAATCCTGTACGTTCATTTCGTTTACCTCCATTAGAGAAAATGCTTCATGAGATCGAGACGTCTTTCGAGGTCGTCGATCTGGTACGTGTGATGTGTTTCTGTATGCAAATCCGCGTGAGGCTGCGGCTTGGCATCGGTTGTTTCATGCTCCTTGCAGTAGCTAAGGAGTTTCTTACCTGTGGCAGCTGCCACCTGGTAACGAGAGAAGAGCATGGATTCGTGTCCTGAGAAAAGATCGAGAGAGTCATCCTTCTTTTTCTCTTCATCCGGATCATCGCCTTCGTCTGGTGTATCCTCATCCGGCTCGTCCGGTTTCGCTTCTCCTGGGTCATCTTCCTTTGGCTTATCCGAAGGAGATACACCATAGAGCTCTGACCGGTCGATGATGCCGTCAGCGAAATGGAGCTCGACAGCTTTCCCGGAATCCATCCAGGTCTCTTCATCCATGAGCTTTGAGAGCTTGTTCCTGGAAAGTCCGGTCTTTGCCTGATAAGCATTGATGATGGAATCCTTTACGGAGTTCAGCATCTCGATTGCTTTTTCCATCTCGGTCTTGTCGCCCATCGCTACTGTCGAAGGGTTGTGGATCATCAGCATGGAGACCGGAGACATCAGCACGGAGTCGCCTGCCATTGCAATGACAGAAGCAGCCGAGGCTGCGATGCCGTCGATCTTCACTGTGACCTTTCCCTTGTAATCGCGGAGCATGTTGTAGATCTGTGCAGCTGCAAAGACGTCGCCGCCTGGAGAGTTGATCCAGACCGTGATGTCGCCGCTGCCTGCATTCAGATCAGATTTAAAAAGAGCCGGTGTGACATCATCGTCAAACCAGCTCTCAGAAGCGATCGTTCCATCAAGGAACAGGGTGCGCTCTTCAGATCCTTCCTGCATTGGACCTTCCAGCGCATTCCTTGCCCAGCGCCAGAACTTATTTCTGTTCTTCATCATTACCTCCTGTAGATTCTGTACTCTGTTCGTAGGCCTTGCCTGCGTCAGAGAGCTTTACGACGTTGCCGTTTAAGATGTGAAGGTTACCGCCTTCCTCGTCCGAGAGAAGATTCATGTTCTCGAGCTCCCTCACATCATTGATGGAGAGGATGCCGTTTTGTATGCCGGTTGCATAACCCTGCATCCTGGACTGATAATTCCCTCGAAGGAGTCCGTCTACATTGAAGCGGATAAAGTAGGTTGATTTCTCCTCCGGACGAAGAAGACACCTCTGCATCGACTGCTCCCAGCGGGAGAGCCAGGGCTCCAAGGTGTATGTCACGAACTCGAGTGACTGCTCTTCAATATTTGAAAAGGTCGCATGCTCTAGGTCTCCAATAAGGTGAGGCGGAATGCGAAAGATCCTCGCAATCTCATCAAGCTGGAACTTCCTCGTTTCCAGGAACTGTGCCTGCTCCGGTGAAATGGAGATCGGAGTATAGGTCATGCCTTCCTCAAGAATTGCTACCTTGTTTGCGTTGTGGCTTCCGGAGAAGCCCTGCTCCCAGGAGGACCGGATCTTGTCCGGGTCCTTGACTGTACCAGGCATCGAGAGGATGCCGGAGGGATTGGCACCGTTCTTAAAGAAGGTGGCTCCATATTCCTCTGTTGCCATTGCCATACCGATGGAGTTCTTAGCCATTGCAATCGGGCTGTAGCCGACGAGACCGTCAAAGCCGAGCCCTGGGATATGCAGCACATCCGCTGGTGTCAGCCGCACGGTTCCAGTCTTCATCGTCGGAGCATCCGAGGTATTCATCTGATACTCGTAGTAGAGATGTCCGTTCTCATCCCGGTCGACCCTCATTCGGTTTGCCATCAGAGGATAGAGAGCTACAACTTCTCCACGGCCATTCCGGATGACCTGCGCATAAGCGTTGCCCCAGAGTAAGAGGTGCGTCATCATGGTCTCCCGGAAGATAAACGAAGTCATCTCGGGATTTGGCTCATCGTGCAGAAGAAGATACAGCGGGTGGTCAATAGCTTTTTCCTTGCTGCCTTCCTCTGTGTATTTATACAAATGGAGCGGGAGCGATGCGATCGCCTCGGAGAGAACACGCACGCAGGCATACACAGCAGAGATCTGCATGGCAGACCGTTCGTTTACAGCCTTGCCGGATGTCGTTCCTCCGAAGTAGTAGCGATAACCGGAGCCATTGGTCGAATCGGTCGGCTTATCACGGCTCCGGAACAGCTTAGAAAATATACTCATGGCCATACCTCCATCTGGTTTAAGGCTTCCCGGATCACGAGAAAGCCGATCAATGAAAGAGTTATCATCCTGTCACCTCATAAAAACAAAATGCCTCGGCTGTCATAGACGGATTCGCCGTTGTCATTGCCGCCGCGAATCGCCCGATCGAGTCCCATGATCATGGCAATGGCACCATCGATCTTCTCCGTTGATTTTTCCTTGTCAGCCTTGATGTTGCCTGCCGGGTCCCTTCGGATGTAGATGTTATCCATCATCCAGCGGAGGACCGGATTACCGCCGTGTGCGATCCGCTTCTCAAGGACCAGCTTCATGAGCTCCTTGGTAGGAGGGCTCATATCCTTAAAGCCCTGGCCGAAGGGCACAACGGTAAAGCCCATGCCCTCAAGGTTCTGAACCATCTGGACGGCTCCCCAGCGGTCGAAGGCGATCTCCCGGATGTTGTAGCGCTCACCCAAGTTCTCGATGAACTTCTCAATGAAACCGTAGTGGATGACATTACCTTCCGTCGTCTCGATAAGATCCTGCTTTTCCCAGACGTCATAAGGTACATGATCACGCCGGACGCGAAGATCCAGTGTCTCCTCCGGCAGCCAGAAGTAAGGAAGAACCACGTATTTGTCTTCCTCATCCCTTGGAGGGAAGACCAGCACGAAGGCTGTGATATCGGAAGTAGAGGATAGGTCGAGACCGCCGTAGCAGACACGGCCCTCAAGCTCCTCCGGATCAACCGGAAAAGCACAGGCGTCCCATTTATCCATTGGCATCCAGCGGACTGCCTGCTTCACCCATTGATTTAGGCGGAGCTGCCGGAAGGCATTCTCTTCGCCGGGGTTCTGTTTGGCAGACTCACAGGCAGCTTCGACCTTGTCGATTCCGACTGTAATACCAAGTGAAGGATTCGCTTTCTTCCAGACCTTCGGATCTGTCCAGTCGTCAGATTCATCTGCGCCATAGATCACCGGATAGAAGGTCGGGTCGATCTTTCTGCCTGCGATGATATCCTCAGCCTTCTGATGGACCTCATAGCAGATCGAGTTCGTATCGGTCCCGGCAGTGGTGATCAGGAAGTACAGAGGCTGCATTCTGGCATCGCCGCTTCCCTTCGTCATAACGTCGTAGAGCTTTCGGTTTGGCTGCGTATGCAGCTCATCGAAGATCACACCAGAGGTGTTGAAGCCGTGCTTGTTTGCTACATCTGCGGACAGGACCTGATAGGTGCTGTTCGTCGGAATATAGACGAGCTTTTTCTGTGACTGCAGGATCTTGACCCGTTTGTTAAGCGAAGGGCAGAGGCGGACCATGTCGACTGCAACGTCGTAGACGATCTTGGCCTGGTTTCTGTCGGCAGCACAGCCGTAGACCTCGGCTCGTTCCTCTCCGTCAGCGCAGGTAAGATACAGCGCAACAGCAGCTGCAAGCTCTGACTTGCCCATCTTCTTGGGAATCTCTATGTATGCGGTATTGAACTGCCGGTAGCCATTTGGCTTTAAGACTCCGAAGAGATCCCGGATGATCTGTTCCTGCCAGTCGATGAGCTCGAAGGGCTGCTTCCACCAGGTTCCCTTGGTGTGCTTGAGGCTCTCGATGAACATCACGGCAAAGTCGGCAGCGTCCTTATCGTAGTAGGAGCCTTCAGCCATGAAGCGGGTCGGTTTGTAGTTTTTGAGTTTTCGCATGCCCATGACTTAGCCTCCTTTCCAGGCAAAAGAAAAGACCGCTGAGGATTCAGCGATCTTTCGTAGGTGTTGTGTTTAAATGCTTCAGGCGTTCATGGCCCAGGCGAAGGCGTGTCCATCGTCTTCGAAGAAGTCTTCGCTGAGGGCCTTCAGGCTAAGGCTCCCTTCGCAGGTGTGGTTGTCGGTTGTGAAGGTGTAGGCTGCAGCGTAGTAGCTCGGCTTATGCAGGCCCATGTAGTAGTAGCCGACCGCCAGGATCTTGTTTCCGAAGGTGATGACCTTGAAGCCTCTGCATTCAAGTTCCTCGCTTGTGCTCTCTGCCGGTACCCTAAGCTCGTTTGCTCTTTTCTCGATTTCCTTTGTCATTGTCTTGTCCTCCTTGGTGGTTTCCTGTTCTTTTGTTATGGTATTAATCACTCTACCGGGAATTTATATCCAGTAGATTTGGAGGAGTAGACTGCACAAAGATGTAGCTTCAAAGCTGTGGATTTTATTAAGTTTTTTCAGCCTTGCCGTGGATGATCGAGAGGATCTTTTCCTGCTCGTCCTTGTCCACACCGATCGATTCGAGCGCCTGCCTCGTGCCGCAGTCCGGGCAGATCAGCGTCTTGTTGTCGGTCCGGGAGAGGGCAGGGACCTCACTGTAGGTTCTGCCGCAGATCGGGCAGATGCGCGTGCGGCTTGTCGTTTCTGGTTTCATATTGCCTCCCATCCGCATTCCTCCCAGGAGCGCTTTACAGCATCCTGAAGGAGTGCCTTGTCAAAGCCGAAGTCATCGTACCCAGCCATGCAGGTCTCTATGTACCGGCTGGAAGGAATCCCAATCTTCCTGTCTTCATGCATGATGTAGATGAAGGCCTGGACCAGGCTTCCTTTGTGCTTGCCATCTGTGATCCGGATCGGTACCTCTGTCTTGTAGTAGAAGACGGGGTAGCCTTCATAGCGATCGAGTCGTTCTTCGTCGGAAGCCGTGACCTGGAAGATCCCGACCGGGACCCTTGCGCCTTCTTTTTTTTCAATCGTGAGATAAGCGCCGGTCTTGCTGCCTTTGAAGAGCAGTTCGAAGTTTCTGATGGTTCCGGTTCCGATGCGCCTTGCACCAGGGCACCGAAGCGCCATCTGTGAGAGGTTTAAGTTGCTGCCATAGGCCAAGTAATATCTTTTCATGGTGATCTCCTTTCCGAAGGGATTACCCTTCTACCACCGAAAGCCGCCCTTTGGCGGTCGTCGGTAGGAGGAGGCTAATTCCTTCTCTGTGCCCTTCAAGCGGCGGCTCTGGCCTTCCTGAAGGCCGTGTCGCCGGAAAGGTCGCGGGTCAGGAAATCTCTCGCTGTGGCGAATTCCTCGCCGATGAAGCCGAGGCGAAGGAGCCAGGTCCTCATCGCGTATTTGTCGTTCTCGCTCTGCTGAGGTCTTGCGCTTGCGGTTCTTACTTCCTTGGCCAGTGCACTCATCCCGAGGCAAAGCTGGATGTAAGTCTTGATCCGGCCTGCGTGCATGGTGCCGTTGAAAAGTCGGAACTCAACCGTGCCCTTTGTGAAGGTGGCGTGGAGGTTCAGCATGTGGTAGCGGCTTGAGTTGTAATGCTGTGTTCTGCCGTAGGAAGCTCCCTGCGTTGTGTACCAAATGTCTGCAAGGCCTGCCATCGTCTGGGGCTTCTTCTTGTTGAGGGCGGTAAGGAAATCCGGGTCAACTGTCCGGCAGTAGCGGCTGGTCCTTGCTGCGTCAATCCCGAGGGCTCTGATGAGGAGCTGCTCGTGGCTTGCCATGATGTTTGCAAGGTTCCGAAGGGTCTGTGGTGTGTGTCCGTTTGCTCCGACGTGAACGTGGATGCCGCAGCCGCGTTCTGCGCTGCTCTTGGCTCCAGCCTTCCGAAGCTCCCGGATGAGGCCCTGCAGGAATTCGATGTCCTCGTAGTGAAGGATCGGGGTTACCAGTTCGCATTTTTCTGCGTCCGGTCCTTCGATCGAAACGTCTCTCTGGAATTTCCATTCGCGGTCCTTATCATCCCATGCGCTCCAGGTGTAGTAGCCGTTCCGGTCTGCCGTATTCTTGAAGCGTCCGGTCCCGAAGTAGGTGGCGGCGGTCTTTGCTGCGTCGCTTCTCTTGATGTTGTTCATCTCGACCTCAACTCCTAAGGTCTGGCTCTTGATTCCTTCGATCTGGTTTGCTGTGTTTTTCATGGTTTCTGGCTCCTTTCGGTAGGTGGTTGTTTTCTTTTGTTATGGTATTAATCACTCTACCGGCCAGACATATCCAGTTAATTCGACTTCATAAATCCACCAAAGATGTAGTGCCAGAACCTCTCAGAATTTGTGTATCTTAGAGGAGCTTCTGAACCTTGTCTACTCCGTAGACCACGTTCAGCGAGGAGCCGTTGTCCCAGGAAACCAGAAGGCTTCCTGTGTCGTCGATGCCAGTGATGGTACCAAGGGTTCCGATCGGAGGAGCCTTCAGATCATCCATCTGCAGAAGCTCAACCCTGGTGCCTGCAGGGTATTGCTCCCGCAGGCTCTCGATCTCGGTCTTAGTTGGTATCCTCATTCTGCAGCCTCCGCTTTCCTTGCATCGCGGAGTGCCTTTTGACGGGCTGCGAACTTGTCAGCCTCCTCCTTGTTTCGGAATGCGGATGCTCCGGAAAGGTTCTGAAGGAGGCGTTTCCTCGTTGCCTTGTACTCGGGTCCGGAGAAGCCGAGCCGGATGAGGAAGCCTCGGAAGGCGTATTTCTCGCTCTCGACGTCTGCCTCGGTCATCGTGATCCGCTTGGAGTTCTTCGACATCTTTCCAATCGCCGCAATGAGCTTTGTCGCTGCATCCGCTGTGTCAGCATCCGGGATGGTGGAGAACCAGGTGAAGGTTACCTTGTCGCCGTCTGCTGTGAAGCCTGTGGTCTCTGTTCCGAGTGCCTTCTGGATGAGCCTGCCCTTTGATTCGAGGATCTTTGTGAGCTTGTCGGTGTCAACCGAATCGATCGGCAGGGAAATGGAAAGGCCTGTCTGGTCAGTTACCGTCTCTGTGGCAGCTGGCTGCAGCCCTTCGGATTCAGTTTCAGCAGGCTCCTCTGGCGTCTCCTCGGCGGGCTCTTCGAAAGGGGCCTGGGCTTCTGCCGGAGCAGCTTCCTCACCTTGTGTATCTCCGTGCGGATCTTCCGAAGGTACTGTGCTGTCAGTGTCTTCGATTGTGTCGCCAGTAAAGCCTGCGGCAGTGAGCGCTTCGAGGATCTTGTTCGTGGTTTCCGGATCAGCGGTTTCGCTATCCGAGAAAACTCCGTAGCGGCTTACCATGTAAGGTCCGATCTCGAAAGCGTAGGTCGGGGTGAAGAGGTACTTGGCCTTGAGGCCTGATGCCTTTTCAATGACCTTTACCATTGCCTTCCTGTCTGCTCCTGTTACCTTGTAATCGATGTTCATGTTGTGTCCTCCTTTGACTTGTAATGTTCCTGGCCTCTTTGGCCAGCTCTATTCATCACTCTGTGCCCGGAACATAGCAAGGAAAATAGGAAGTCTATATCTACCAAAAAAGAAGCCGGAGAACGGTGCATTTTAGACATCCGTCTCGACTTCTTTTACAAGGTCTTTATATGGTATTTTCTCTCCGGCACGCTCCACGAAAACGCCTTCTGTGTTGCCGGTATCCTCGACGTAGCGCCGGAGGATGACTGAGGCGTATTTTGGATCAAGCTCCATCATCATGCAGATGCGGTTTGTCTTCTCGCAGGCCATGAGCGTTGATCCGGACCCGCCGAAGGTATCAATAACGATCGCGTTCTCCTGGGAGGAGTTCTTGATCGGATAAGAGAGAAGATCAAGCGGCTTTGAAGTAGGGTGATCCTTATTCCGCTTAGGCTTGTCAAAGTTCCAGATCGTGGTCTGGGACCGGCCTGCGGCGGAGGACCAGTAGTGCTTGCCGTTCTGTAAAAATCCGTAGAGGATCGGCTCGTGCTGCCACTGGTAATCAGAGCGTCCCAGCACCAGTGAATTCTTCACCCAGATACACACTCCGGATAAGTGGAAGCCTGCATTGATGAAAGCCTTTCTGAAATTGAGCCCTTCCGTATCTGCATGGAACACATAGGCAACGCCACCCTTCTCGAGGTGGGAAGCCATGTTCTGAAAAGCGGATAGAAGGAACTTGTAAAACTCGTCGCCTTTAAGGGAGTCGTTCTGGATCGTGAGACCGTCCGACGCTTTGAAAGATACACCGTAGGGCGGATCAGTTACGATGAGGTTTGCCTTCTTATCACCCATCAATGTATCTACATCTTCGGCCTTGGTGGCATCTCCGCACATGAGCCTGTGCCTGCCAACGGTCCAGATGTCACCGGGCTCCACGAAGGAAGCCTTCTCAAGAGCAGCGGAGAGATCAAAGTCATCATCCTGCACATCCGTGTCAGTCCCGTCTGCGAGATACTTCTCGAGGTCTTTATCGTCGAAGCCAAGGAGTGATAAATCGAAAGATTCATTCTGCAGGTCGGACAGTTCGACGGACAGCATCTCTTCATCCCAGCCAGCATTGAGCGCCAGCTGATTGTCAGCAAGGATGTAAGCGCGCTTCTGAGCATCGGTAAGGTTCTCTGCAAATACACAGGGGACCGTCGTATAACCTTCTTCGCGGGCTGCCTGAACACGTCCGTGGCCGACGAGGATGTTGTAATTACTGTCGATGACGGCAGGAGAGACAAATCCAAATTCCCGAATGGAGGAGCGGAGCTGTGCGATCTGCTCCTTGGAATGCGTGCGGGCATTCCGGGCATAGGGTACCAGCTTGTCGATTGGTACCTGCTCAAATTTCGTTGTATCCATAGCTTATCCTTTCCGGGCACGCAGGAGTCGCTCCATGACGTCGTCCTGCGGATTCATGCCGTCGTTATAGTCAGTGGAGCAGTTCTCCTTCACAATCTGGAAGATCTCTGCCCAGAGCCGGTTAGCCTGATTCATGTAGTTGATGCCGATGTTGATGAAGGGAGAAGGGATCGGCTTTCCTGTGGTAGGGTGCTTGGAAAGATACCCGAGCTTTGTGGTCATTTCCTCACACTGAATCCAGCGGGCTGAGCACATCGCATATCGTTCAAGAAGCTGCGGCGATACCTTCTGGGCAACGCCGATCTTCTGAAGCCATTCCCAGGTTTCCCGGTAAATATCACCGGCCTGAAGGGTTGAGCCATCGTGCTGAGTTGCGGACAAAAATTCATGCGGCTTTGGCATCTCGGCTCCTTCAATCTCCGGAATATCTAAGACCGTGAGAGGTCTTCCACCCGGATTACCTGCAGCAGCTTTCTCGGTTACTGCTGACTTTTTCCTTCCTGCACCGGGACGTTTCCCGCCACGGCCACCGATGTTATTCGATTTGGTAGGCATGTTTTTCACCACCTTTCCGATTCCGGGCCTTAATAACCCTTTTGAAAACGCCAGACGCGCACAGAAGAGGGGGCGGCGGTCCCTGGGGCCTTTGCCCGTAGAGATCTGACCCGCCCCTCCCGGTCGCGTCGTGACAATTTATTCCCGAGAAATATTTCTGCGATGAATCTTCTCGTGACAGCTATGGCAGAGACTCATGAGGTTACTCTCGTCATTGGTTCCGCCTTCGCTGATTGGTTTAATGTGATGGACCTCTTCCACAGGAACGTACCGACCTTCCTTCATACACATCTCGCAGAAGGGATGCTTATGAACGTAGCGTGTTCTGATCTTACGCCACTGAGTTCCGTATCGCTTGTGCCCGTCGTAACCACGTGTGAAGTGATCGTAGTGATCATCCATGAGCTTCTGGTGCTCAGCGCAGTAGCTGTCACCGTCATGCTCCACGAGGTTTGGGCAGCCCGGATACCGGCAGGGCCGCTTGGGTTTCATTGGCATGTTGCTTCACTTCCTTTATGCAATAGAAAAGCCTCGGAATCTTTCTCCGAGGCTGTAAGACTGGCTGACCAGTCCATCTATTCAATTCTGCTGATTGTATCGTAGCATAACGGGGAGGGTGCCATGTTGTTCCGAAATGTTCCATTATGTTCCATCTTGTTCCGTCTTTACGACGATGGCATCCTCCGGAACTACCACATGCTCCAGTGCTGACCTGTGCCAACGGAAGAGTGTGGTCCTTCCTGCATAAAGCCGATCACCGATCTGTTCCCACTTGAGGTGATCCAGGTATCTGTATTTAAGAAGCATCCGCTCCCTCTGGTCTGGGACCCTGTCAATCACCTCGTTGATCTGTTTTTTGAGATCAGTCAGCTCTTTCGCATGCATTCTTGCCGTCTCCTCCAGTTCCCACACGGACTCAAGACCTGACACGAAAGGAGCGTCCGTGGGGCGGTTTGGATTGTAATGCTCATCGAATCCAGGAGATCTGAGAGACAGCGCCATCTGATGATAGCGGTCTGCTTCCTTAAGCTCAGAGGCGATCAGGTTATCGAGCAGATATGCCTGATCAAGATATTCCTTTGCGTCCATCTGTTATCCCTCCTTCCTGAGCTTGTCGAGCAGAGCCCTTCCATCGAGATCTGTAAAAACATTGAAGTACTGTGACAGGAAGAACTGCTCGCAGTCCTCTTTGAGACTTTTGGCTTCATAGTTGCCTGGATTTCGTTTCAGTGTCCGGGTGGCAGAGCGCCAGTCCCTGACTGCCTGCATCACGACTGCATTACCGAGCCTTTCGTAACCATTCATGCAAAGCCTCCTGACTCGGTCTCCACCATAGAAAGGTCGAAGGTGCGGATACGCTTTCCCTTTCGAAGAGCCCGCTTATATTCGGCCCGCATTCCATCGGATAAGGTTCCATCTGAGAAGATCCAGACCTCGCTGCAGCGGTCAAGTAGGAGAAGTCCGAAGGTGAGCCCCAGCGATCTGGCATCTGGGTCAGTCTCGTCGAGAATGCCGGAAGCTGCATAGAAGATGTGTGATGCGATTGGAATACAGCCACGCTTTACTGCAAACTGGCAGTAGCGGAGCGCAGCATTTGTATTTGCCTGAATGTCGCCCGCATATCTGCTGCAGATATAGACGAATGGCCGATAGGGCCTTGCTTTCTGTTCATGCATTATGTGCTCGATTGCGAGTGTTGCTGTCGGGTCGTAGATTCCTTCTGGGTTATCATTAAAGCGGCTCATGGCTGTTCTCCAATTTCTCAATCTCGATGTAGATGCCGGACGGCTCGTCTGACCATCGCTTTTCCACGACTTCATGGACGACCTGTGCGTCATCCTTCCAGAAGCCGGTCCGGGTCATGCAATCCTTGAGCATCTTTTCGAGGTTATCTGTGTCCGGGCGGGTGACGCGCCATTCACCGTGCTTGTGACTTTTACCTTTCGGGAAAAGCCAGATCACTGACAGCGAAAGCGGTCCCTCAAGCGGGACATTTGGTTTATGCGGCATTAGATATCCTGTGAGCTCCTGTTTTGCCTGCTTCACAGGAGCCGGGTCGAAGAAGAGGGGCTTGCCGTGCACCACACGAACCTTCTTCTCCTGAGCGGTTGCGGTAGGTGGATTCATCTGTATAAAAAAGTTCATATTGACCTCGATTCTTTAATTTCAACTGATCCACATCGGACAAAGGCTTCGTCCCTGTTCCATCCGCAGACTCAAAGGCGTACGCAGTCGCCTTTGTCTGCGTGTGGGACACCGGAAGGTGGGACACGTTCCCCTATATAAGGCCTTTGCCTCCTTTGGGACATAGGGAAAATCGCCTATGCCTCCCGATGAAGGACAAAGGGAAAAATCCCTATGTCTGTCCGGATGCGGACAGGGACATTTCAGTCTGAAGGGGTGTCCTGGACCTCGAAGACGATGCCGTTTTTGATGAAGTACTGGTCATCGAACTTCTTGATCCTGCGGCGGACCGTCTTCTCATCAATCTGGAGATATTCGGCCATATCCTTAACGGAAACGGGACCAGCAGCCTGGCATACGCTGTAGGCAGTCTCGATAGAGCTTCGCTGTTCGTCTTCAGGGACCCTCTTACTGGATTTCGAGAGATTTGCTTCCATGCTTCCTTCAGCGGGGACGCCAGTAAGCTCGCCACTCTCATCCAGTCTGTGAATGGGATATTCAAACCAGAAGTTGACAGGCGTGATGTTCTGAAACTCACGGAGAGAGGACTCCAGGCGCCATGCTGTAGCACCGCCATCGGCGACGTTATTCTTCAGGTCATCTGAGAGCTCAAGCTGGATCATGTCGAGCTGGGCATCCGGATCTCTTGCGAAAACACCAGAGCCGGAAGCTCGATCCATTGCCCGCTTGGCACCCTGCGCACCCTTGCTGTGGTGATGACAGTAGATGGATGCGCAGCCTGTCTCGGAGCATATCTTGTCGAACTGATTACAGAACTGGCCCATTTCAGAGGCGTTGTTCTCATCGCCGGTGATGACCTTGTAAATCGGGTCGATCACGATGGCATCCAGGTTATGACCGTTGACTCTGTTGATGAGTCGTGGTACCAGCTGATCCAACGGAATCGCGTGACCACGGAGGTTCCAGATCTCTATGTCATCCGAGTGGTTCATGGGAAGGTGCAGCGCCTCGTAGATCTTTAAGAATCGGTTGATAGCCGATGCCGGATCGATCTCGAGGTTTACGTACAGAACACGGCCCTTACGACACTGAAAGCCGAGCCATTTGGTGCCCTCGGCAATGGCGATGCAGAGCTCCATCAGAAGAAAGCTCTTGCCTGCCTTGGAGGACCCTGAGATCAGCATCTTGTGACCGCGCCGGAGTATTCCCTCGATGAGTTCCTCTGGCAGAACCGGAGGATTGTCCTTGTAGTCAGAGAGAGATACCAGTGGCGGCAGGTCGTCTGCCAGTGTGTCGGCATATTCCTTCCACTCATCCCAGCTTCTCTTGCCGATATTTGTGGCTACGAGATACTGGTGATTGCCATTTCTGGTCACACCCGGCATGCGGGTCATACGGGAAGGATTGCGGTTCTGACGGTCTACGATGCAGCCGTTCTTGTCGAGGAAGTCGTATAGAAAAGAAACACGTTTCCGGTATTCGTCTGAGTTTTTGGCATCAACATGAACGACGGCATGAAGACTCTTGTTGCCGCTGTTCACCAGAGTGGCGATCGGAAGCTGGAGCCTCCTGTAAAGAGCGTTCTGCTGAGGAATCGGGATCTTGTCACATTCGACCAGTGCATAGGTGAAGCGGGTGACATTCTCGTTCTTTATGCCATTGCCATCCAGTGGATTAAACTTGATCCAGGCACCACATTCCGGCTTCCAATCGCCGACTGTAGCCCCAAGGTCATCTGGATGCTTCTCGAGAGAGTCAAGAAGCTCCTGCGCGGTACGGTCATACACACCACGGCCGGGATTCCAGTCACCTTCGGCATCCTGCCATGCATCATTCGTCACATAGCCGACGATGTCAGTAGGCTCGAAGAGTGTGTTGATGAAGGTAATAAGATCATGGACCGGATTCCAATTGGCAGGCTCTGTGACAGGAGTAGGAGAGCCAGCGCCGTCATATTCGATGGCGTCACCCCAGCCGATTTCTTCGTCGAGAGCCATAACAGGTGTCCAGCCGTGATCCTTTGCAAGCTGCACGATTGTGCCACCTTTGACCGGATCGCTGTTGCCGTGAAAGCCTGCCCATTTCTGTTCGCATTCGCCAGCCTTGTAGCGGCTGTCATTACGACTCCACTCATCCCAGACGGAGCAGTCGAAGCCTTCCTCTTTAAGAGCCATCCCCACACGAATCCATTCATCTCGTGTGAGGGTGGCAACATCCAGAGCCTGAAGGGCAGATAGAATGTTGTTATCCATGTAGATCCTCCTTAAGGCCTGAATATGGCAGGATCGATACCATACGGAATCCGCCACTGATTACCCGCAATTCGGGAGATAAGATTGCTGGCATCCTGGAACTGCCAGGTCCCGACCTGACGGAAGCCATACTTCTCGAGGCAGCGGATCTGCTTCGGAGTGGCAAGCCCCTCATCCTGTCTGCGAACCAGTCTGTCAATGAGAAGAGAAGCAAGACCGGCATTGGTAACTGACTCCGGATAGATGCCGCGCTTCTCAAGGAACTGCAGCTGCTTTTCAGAAGGCGGAGCCATTTCCCAGGCAAAGGTCGGTGTGTAATTCGTGAGATCCTCTGCCGCAATCGATAATGCATATTGCAGCGGGTCTACGAGCTTACGCTTTCTGGTCCGCATCTCTGCAAGCTGCTGTGCAAGGACATTTTCACGTTCAGCGAGGATGTCCCGCTCGGCGGTCTCCTCAGCATCAATAAGATCAATGCCGTCCTGGTCGGACTCCATTTGTGCATCTATCCGCTTGGCAATCGCATCGTCCTTTGAAATGAGAGCCGAGGGCTTACAAAGATCGTGCCGCTCTGTCATCCAAAGAAAGTCGAGAAGCAGAAGATGATCCTTACCGGGTGAGAGCCTCATACCACGACCAACCATCTGCTGGTACAGTGATCTGATCTTGGTAGGGCGGAGGACGACGATACAGTCGACACTCGGGCAATCCCAGCCCTCTGTGAGAAGCATGCTGTTGCAGAGGACGTCGTATTTACCAGCTTCGAAGTCCGAGAGGACTTCCTCGCGGTCAGTGCTGTCACCGTTGACCTCGCATGCTGTAAGACCCTTGTCATTCAGGATCTGGCAGAATTTCTGAGAGGTTTTGATGAGCGGCAGGAATACGACAGTGCGTCTGCCGTGGCAATACCTTGTCATCTCCTCTGCGATCTGGTCGAGGTAGGGCTCCAGCGCACTTCCGATTTCACCCGCAGCAAAGTCCCCGTTTGACATACCGACTTCAGAGATGTCCAGCTTGAGCGGAATCATCTGAGCACGGATTGGGCAGAGATACCCTTCCTTGATTGCCTGCGGCATCGTGTATTCGTAAGCCTTGCTGTCGAAGAACTCTCCGAGATTTTTCATGTCACCCCTGTCCGGTGTTGCCGTAACGCCGAGGATGTTCGCATGTGGAAAATGTGAGAGAACTCTCTGATAGCTGTCCGATAAGCAGTGATGCGCTTCATCGACGATAATGTCCTGGAAATAATTCTCCGGGAACTTGGCTAGACGCTTTGGCTGGGCAAGGGACTGAACTGATCCGACCGTGACTGGTTCCTTGGCACCGAGGCTTGTTGACTCGGCCTTTTCAAGAACGGAATCAATCCCGGATGCGGCCTTCAACTTATCCGCTGCCTGTGTGAGCAGTTCACCGCGATGTGCCATAACAAGAACCCTGTGACCCTGGTCCACCTGATTTTCTGCGACCGAAGCAAAGACGACCGTCTTACCGCATCCGGTGGGGAGCACCAGAAGAGTCTTCCGGTACCCCTCATCCCATGCGGAGAGGATGGCCTGCTTCGCTTTAGCCTGATAAGGCCGAAGCTCAAACATGGCGCACCTCCTTAATTGAACGGCAGCTCGCTGTCAGCGCCTTCCGGGATCTTCATCCACTCGTCTTCATGGAAGAACTTGGGATCATAGTCGATGTAGCGGTCGACGTTGTTCGCCTGTCTCTGGTTGCCATCCTTGTCGGTGTAATTCCTGGGTTTGAAATGTGCTCTGCCCTTGGAGCCAACGACTCTGGACCAATCCATGACGAGACGCTCGCCGTGCTTCTTCTGACCGATGGAGCGGAAGAATGCGGAAAGCTGCCACTCCATAACACGGTTCAGGATGAGATCGGTATGGACGATCGCGATACCGTCCTTTGTCTCGACCTGGAGTGTCAGGGATGCCTTGTTGCAAGCTGACATCTTTGCGCTTCCGGGGAATCTGCCTCTTTCGAAGCCTGTGACTGTGAAGTTGTAATCGCCCTCGGGCAGTGTAACGAACTCCTGCCCATCGCTTTCGAGGGTGTCGCCCCAGTCGAGAGCGACATTTTGGTTGCTGTTATCCGGCATAATTTATACCTCCTTGGTATCTGCAGCCTTCGCTGCGCCGATCAGCTTCAGGATCTGGTCCCAGTAGCGGATGACCCATCCGTTAAGGAACTTCTCTGAATACTGGTTAATGGGTGTGTCAGCGCTGTAGTGGCCTTTATCGGCTACGACCTTCTGCACATCCGACTCTGTGACTCCGGCCTTGTTCATGAGCCTCAGCACCTTCTCAAGGCCTTCATTGGTTACTGGAGGTTTGGGAGCCGTTTGCGCGGGATTTTCAAAAATTTTTTTGATGGCGTCGTAGGAAAGGTCCATCTTGTCCGGAAGGCCGCACCTGTTCTTGGCATCCCAGCAGGGGTGATGTGATGCGTACATGACGCGCTTGCCGCCGGTTGCCTTGCTGGTCTTTGTCTCAGTCTTCACGACGAGGGTTTCAAAATTGCAGAAGAGCAGGAGATCGCACCATTCCTTAAGAAGCGGGGCTGACTGCTTGGAGAGCTTCATCTCCCAGCGATCGAAGGCACCCTGCTCGTCAGGAAGCTCGAATTTTCGCATTTTCGCGTGAGCGGTTACGACGACGTGAATACCTGCGGCAATGACCTCATCGAGAGCTGTCAGCATGGCTGCGAAGGTCTCGCCCAGGATTGTGTAACCCTTGCCGTAGCCGAAGCCCTCGATCGAAGTCTGGTTGTATTTCTTGAGGACATAATCCATAGCAGAGGCTTCAGCCCAGTCTGCAGTGTCGACGACGAGTGTCTTGCAGACATCCGGTGTATGAGCGACTTCCTTAATAATGGAGAGAAGCTCATCCCAGTCCTTAGGCTTGTCGATTCTACGGACGTCAAGATGGGAAGTTCCGCCTTCTGTATCGATGAACAGCGGGTCGGGAAATCTGGAGGCAAGCGTACTTTTGCCGATTCCTTCCGGCCCATAAATCACGACCTTTTGAGGCCTCGTGACGATTCCTTTTGTGATGTTCAACATGCTTCATATCTCTCCTTATCTAAGTGAGCAGGACATATCCTGCGTAATGGCGCAGCCGGGAACCTTCTCACCGGCAGCAAGCAGCTTCTTGACTTCGGTCTTCGCAACCTCTGGATCAGGGACCCGATAGCATTCCGGATGTTTGTGGCGTTTGAGCCAGCGGATGGCTTTTGCTGCATCGGAAACATCTACACGGGAAGTCTTCCGGTAATAGACGGTTGCAACACCGAGATCTGTGTTCTTGCCTTCACATTCCCGATTCAGGACATGCATGAGACGGTCTTCCTTCTTAGAAAGCCGCTCACGACGAGTCTTCAGTCGGAGCTCTTCGGCTTTCAGTGCAGCCTCCTCGGAGCGGATGTTTAATACGAGCTTTGCCAGGTATTCCAGGATGGAATGCTTCTCCATCTGAAGGTGGCTTATCTGATCAAAGAGCTCATCCGCGTCCCCGAGAATTTCACCGGTATCAGGATCAAATTCGATCTGGTCGTACAGGCTGAGAATTGCCTCGTTCACCTCGTACAGCTTCATGGCGGCCTCCTTCCTCATCTGATGCGGATTTCTGATAGAGCTTGCGGGAGAGCCTTCTTGACAGCACCGAAATGGCGAAGAGGACGTCAGCAAGCTCACGATCAGAAGCTTCCGCAGTGTGCATGGTTTCTGTTGTCTTGGTCAGCATTTGATTCATCTCCTTTCTGCGTTAGGCTTTATTGCCCTTCACAGGTAACTGGAGTTTTCAGGCGTGAATGCGCGGAGATTTATTCGAAAAACTTTCCATGCTTCTTTTCCAAGTTCGCACGCCACAGCTTGAGCTTGTCGCGGAGTGTGGATTCGGGCATCTTGAGGTCTCTTGCTACGGCACGGCGGGAATCTGTTTCTGAATTCTTGAAGGCTTCGATGATGCGCTTGCCGTCTGGGTCCATCTCTTCGAGCTCCTTCAGAAGCTGCTTGAAAAGGATCGCATCCAGCATGGCGTCCTCTGACATGCTCACATCCTCGATATCCTTGCCTGCGTTCTCCATTCGATCTTCGATGGAATCTGCCTTTGGCGAATAGCTGGGGCAGTCCTGGCAGATCCCCTCGCACTTCCATAGATTTGCCTTGGTGCAGATGCACTCTCCGCGACGCTGCATCTTGTCCTGAGTGCGCCAGATAGGACGATAGTGTTCGTAATACCGCTCCTTGCTGACCTCGACCTTCTTTCCCTGCAAGACGATGTAATATGGATGTGGCTTTCTTTCTTTTGACATGAAAATGACCTCCGTTCGTTTCCGAGACGGAGGCCAGACATCCTGCACAAAAAAGGCATGGAGGTACCGTGGTCAGGAGAGAGACTCTCCATCTCAATGGTGCCGCCATGCCTTTCCAGAAGCTGGTAGCAATATTCGGTTTATGATCCCGCAACACTGGAAAGCGTCAGCGCTGAACTGCTGTGGGATTGATGAAAATCAACAGAGCAGCCGATTGACTACTCTGCTGATAATTTGAAGAAGATTGATTACTTCTTCTTAGGTTTGGCCTGCGAAAGAGCAGAGCCAGCTACAGATTTTGCGTTCTTGCCATAGCGTCCGTCGCGGAGAATCTTTCCCGCTTTAGACGCAACCTTGGCAGAAGTCTGCTTGGTGTTCTTAGCCATCTTTATCACCTCTTTTCTCATATGATTTTTAGAGCCGAGAGAATATGTTTTAGAAAAACGAAATCTTTTGTTCCGGTTTCCAAATATTTGCAATCGTGAACAAATTGTTGTAGATGGTGAACGGATGCGTTATAATATCTAAAACGTATTTATCGCCTCAAAGAGATTGACCTCTTATGCTTTGATTGTATTGGAAGTCACGTCAGAAGTATTTGCCGCCGTTTTGCCATGAATTTGCTCTCAATTTGCCATGTGAGGAAAGGGGGTCCACAGAATTGAGTGAATACAATGTGTCCAAACTGATCTCGATAATGAAGGACGGTTTTGCCGACACGCAGAATAATACTGGTAGGATTCTCCTAGAGACAGTGGCAAAACATCCCCAGGTGAACGTAGATGTAGATGACAAAATGATCTCGAACCTCGTGAGTAGGAAGAAAGATGTTCATACAGCGATTAAATCAGGAGCTGGAAAACGAGAAGTAATGAAATTCGCCAGGGGAGAGGTCATTAAGAATGTCATGGACAAAATAAATCCTCTTCTGATGGATGATGTTTGTACGCAAATCCTTGACGAGATGTCTTCAGACAGAACTGTTTCAGATGGATTCTGTAATAAGATGCAACAATTATATGCAGATGAGAATTTCGTAGATTTCATTACAGATTCAATTCTCTACGCACTCAGTAAGACAAACCTTCCTGCGGAATCGAAACCGCAGATAGATGATTTCCTTTTATTAGAGGAAGCTGATTACAAATGTCCAATAGAAGGTAAAAAGTTATGGAAAAAGGTTAAAGGAAAATATGAATACTCATATCGAGTGGTGAAAATATTTCCTGAAGGGCTAAGTGATGAAAAGGCTACGCAGTTTAATGTAGTTTATCCAAAACCTAGGGACCTTGACCTCGATGAAAACAAAATTGCACTTTGTGAAGACTGTGCTGAAAAATATCTTGCTGATCCAACATTGGAAGAATATGAAAGACTGCTGGACTGCAAAGGCCGATTAAAGCGCAGATATGACAGAGAAAAGATCGCTGCGGATTATGGAGTCGAGGATCAGATTGTTGATGTCATCAAAGCGATTTCTGATATCGATGTAGAAACGCAACTACAACCTTTTACGGATGCTTTGGAATTAAAGGAAAAGATTCTTCCCGAAAATTTCGAATTGGAGCTTTCAATAAAGGATGACGTGGTCAGATATTATCCGTTTATTGAGAAGCAATTTTCTCTTCTTGATGGAGCGCAGGGAGCCACGTTTACGTTGATACGATCTGAGGTGGCTACTTGTTATAACCGGTATGTTCTAGAGGGTGGGGATCAAAGTGAAATTTATTATGCACTTGTAGATTGGTTGCTTAAGGCAAAAGGACTCGGAGAAAAACATCGGACAGCAGCAACAGTAATGATTTCTTTTTTCGTTCAAAATTGTGCAGTGTTTGAAAAATACAATTCTGCTGGTGCTAAGCAAGATGGAGGTGTTGATGATGAGACTTCCCAGTAAGGTCACCTCTTACAAGAATAGTACATTTGCAAAATTTCCCGAGATCCTTTCGATATTAAAAGAGCAAGATATGAGGCCAAGGGATCTGTATCAGAAAGTTAAGAAGAGAGATTTTGGAATTACAGAATATATAGAAGTGTTGGATTGTCTGTTTATGCTTGGAAAAATTGAGCTTCTTCCAGATCAGGAGGTTCTGCATTATGTTGGCTGAAATTAGCTGCGATAAGTTTATGGAAAATGGGAAAGTAAGAGATCCCATTGAATTTCATGAAGGTCTAAACACAGTTATTGGAAGCGAGTCTGGGACTAACTCAATCGGAAAATCAACATTCCTGATGATTTTGGATTTCGTCTTTGGTGGCGAAGATTACGTATCAAAATCCAAAGAAGTATTTAAGTCTGCAAATGTTGGCCCGCATACAATTAAGTTCAAATTTATATTTGATGGAAAACCATATTATTTCACACGCTTGGCAGATCCACTGAATTATAAAACGGTGATCAAATGCAATGAGAAGTATGAACCACTTGATGGTGGCGAAATGACAATTCAGCAATATCATGAGTTCCTTGCTGAACATTATGGATTCACAGAGAAAGGGCAGACATGGCGCGGTTGTGTTACACGTTCTACAAGAGTAGATAGACGTGAAACACTGGACTTGGATAAACCTTTGAAGTCTTATAAAGCTGAACCTGATAGAGATGGTATTGTTGCGCTGATCAAGCTATATGGACAGTTTGAAGCTGTCAGTGATCAGTTACAGATAAAGAAGGACGCGGAATCAGAAGAAACAGCATTTAAAGATGCTCAGAAGCACGAATTTGTTCCAAACGTTAAAAATGCAACTGAGTTCAAGAAAAATGAGGAGCAAATAGAAACACTAGAAGCAGAGATAAATGATCTTGCAGATCAAAGCTCAAAGGGCCTCTTGGAGCTGACATCCATGCAAGCGGAACAATTGACTGAGATCAAGAATAAAATTGCCGGTTTCAAAAGACAGCGTTCACGGCTTCAAGGACAATTGGCTGCAATAGATAGGAGTAAGGCGGAGGATAAAAAATCATTTCAGAAAGATTACCGAGAATTATTAGAATTCTTTCCTGAAATAAATGTACAGAAATTGGAGCAGATAGAACAATTTCACCGGCGAATAACGCAGATATTAAATGGAGAAATCAGAGAAAAAAAGGATAGTCTCGATGCGATGATTGCACTTGCTTCATCAAGAATAAAAGAACTGGAGGAGGAGCAACTTCGTATTAGTCAACTCCCCAATGTAGAAAAAGCCACTTTGGAAAAATACGCAGAACTTCAGAAAGAATTATTAGAATTGCAGACTGCCAATGGGGCATATAAAAAGAAGGACGAGCTTCATAAGAAAACGGAAAGTGCAAAAGAGACTGTAGATGATGTAATCGTAAAGGAAATGGGTTATATCGAATCAAAATTGAATCCACTTATGGATCAGATGAACGACACGTTGTATGACGTAGAAATTAAACCTCCACTTTTTCGAACATACAGTGCAGATAAATATGAATTCTATACGGAGGATGATAATGGCTCAGGCATGCGAAGGAAGGGAGTTATTCTTCTAGATCTTGCCTTGATGAAATCTACAAAACTTCCGTTTGTAATACATGATTCGGTACTGTTGCATGATATTGAGAATGAAGCAATTGAAAAGATACTTGAGTTATACGAAAGCCAAAAACCGAAACAAGTCTTTATTGCGTATGATAAAACATCAACACCTCTTGCAGATCAAATCGCTAAAGACACGCAGGTCCTTCATTTGAGCCGTGGTGGAAATGAATTATTTGGAAAGGCTTGGAATAGGAAAAAGAAAGATTCAAATGATGCAGAGCAACAGGAACAATAATACGAGGCAGAATTTTATATACAGTTACATCACCAACCAATGGAGGAGCTGTAATGCATATCACATATAAAAAATTGTTCAAACTTTTAATAGATCGGGATATGAACAGGCAGGATTTAAAAAAGTTGTGTGGGTTAAGCTCAGCATCTATAGCAAAACTTGGGAAAGGAGAAAATATCACTACAGATGTGCTAGTCCGGATTTGTGAAGGATTGGATTGTGATATCTCAGATATTTGTGAAATAGCTAAAGACGAAGAAGTTACAAGTGCTGAAGAAGTAGAAGACGAAACGTAATAATTTATCATGTTAATTCGTAATTTGATATAAGTACATAACAAAATAATAGGAGGAAATAAAATGAAGCCGGTTGCTGAAGTGCTTAAGCCTAGAGAGTCAGTTTTTTCTGATACAACAAGAGAAGATGTTTTGAATCTCTCAGATTTTGGTGAGGGAAGAATTGATGGGGAGGCGTTCTTCGCTGAGAACTTCGAAACACAGGGCATGAAAATGCTCTTTGATACAGCATTCAAGAGATTCAAGGGTGAATCAGATACAGGTGTAATAAAGCTGACCCAAGCTATGGGTGGTGGTAAAACACATAGCATGTTAGCACTGGCATTACTTGCAAAAAATGAGAATCTCCGTGAAAAAGTCTTAGGTAAGCAGTATAGCGGTCTCGGAGAGATTAAGGTTATCACATTTTCTGGTCGTGAAGATGCTGAGTTTGGTATCTGGGGATCTCTGGCAGACCAACTCGGTAAGAAAGAATTGTTCGCAGGGTATTACTCACCTTTGAGAGCACCTGGAGAGAGTGCCTGGATTAATCTTCTCAAGGACGATAAAATACTGATTCTTCTAGATGAGCTTCCTCCATATCTTGAAAATGCACGTTCTATTACCGTGGGAAATTCTGATCTAAGCAAGGTGACGATTACTGCCTTGGCTAATCTATTTAGCGCTCTTGGAAAAGCGCAACTGGCTAATGTCTGCCTTGTGTTCTCTGATCTCCGTGCCACATATGAATCCGGCAGTGAACTTCTCCAGTCCAGTTTTAAGGATCTTGAAGCTGAAGCAAATAGAATTGCTATTGAAATTGCTCCGGTTCAGTTAAATAGTGATGAGGTTTATCACATTTTAAGAAAGCGTTTATTCGAAGATCAGCCGTTGTCAAAACAATATGGCATCGATAAGAATGAGGTAGCAATTGAGTATAAGGAAGCTGTGTCAGCAGCAAAGAAATTAGGATTTACAAATTATTCCGGAGAAGCTGTATATTCCGGAATTGTAGATTCTTATCCTTTTCATCCTTCAATTAAGGATCTTTATGCTCGTTTTAAGGAAAATCAAAACTTTCAACAGACTCGTGGCTTGATCAAATTGATGCGTCAGATCATTCGTCGCTTCTGGAAAAGTGGCGAAGCTGAAAAGGAAAGCCTTATTAATGTATTTGATGTTGATCTGAACACACCTAATTTGATGGCTATGTTCAGGCAAATAAAACCGTCTCTCGAAGAAGCCATCAGCCACGATATTGCTCAAGAGGGACAATCTATTGCTGAAATCATAGATCAAGAGCGAGGCGATAATTTGGATTATGCTCAAAGGATATCCAAGCTTCTTCTTGTATCATCTCTTTCAACTGCAACTCATCAGACTCTCGGTTTGACCGACGCAGAGGCTCTGGGCTTTATCACAGCACCTGGTATAGATTTGAATGTGATGAAGACTGCACTGGAGGAACTCAAGACACAGTGCTGGTACATCAAAACTGATAATCGCGGACGGCTTTATTTCCAAAACACCAAGAATATGGTTGCGGAAATGAACACACTCGTAGAATCCTATACAAATGAGAATGCTAGGAAAGAATTAAAAAAGATTCTGGAGGCAAATTTCAAGCCTAATCTGGGGGTTTGCTATGAGCAGCTTTACGTTTTTCCGGCCATCGACGAAATTGAGTTGGACCAAAAGAAAATTTCTCTTGTGATATTTGAGCCTCATGCAGGAAGAAAACTTCATCCCGAGTTGCAGTCGTTCTATGATAATTGCTCCTACAAGAATCGCGTCATGTTCCTTTCTGGAGAACGTGCTCTGATGGAGAAACTTTATGAAAATAGTAAGAAGCTGGCAGCTATTCAGTCAATTAAGAAATCTATGGAAGATGAAGGGCTTCCAGCATCAGATCAGCAGTATAAGGAAGCAGATATTCAGCTTGATAAAGCAACACAGGCTCTCTTTTCAACGATTAGGGAGACATTTGTTGTCCTATATTATCCGACAAAGAGCGGTATTGATTCAGCGGATTTCAAATTGGAATTTAAGGGGAATAAGTTTAATGGCGAGGAACAAATCGTTGATCTCCTAAAAGACGAAATGAAATATGAGGATTTTAGTAAGGATGATGGTTTCCTCGAAACAATGAGAAAGAAGTGTGAAGCTAGGTTATTTACTACAAAAGAAATGACCTGGCAACAAATTTGTGACCGAGCAGCAACACAGACTGTTTGGGGTTGGTATCATCCGAATCAGATGGAAAGTCTACGGTCAGACTGTATAAAGAAGGATAAATGGAGAGAGACTGGTGGGTACCTTATAAAAGGACCTTTTGAAAAAGATCCAACTAGTGTAAACGTTGAGCAGGTTTCTTATGACGATAAAAGTCAGGAATTTACTTTACGAGTCAGAGGAGTGGGTGGACGTGTCTATTATGATATTGGGTCAGATCCTACCGAAGCATCAACAGAAGTAACTAGCAATACTATTACAACAAAAGAACCCGAGTTGTATTTTGTTTGCATAGATCAGACGGGTGAGCGTAAACAAGGCAACACTGTTGATTTTGTGTGTGAAGCTCCTTTGAAATATGGTAAGCGCAGCACACCTAATGGGCAAGTAGTTCGATTTGAAACGAATCCAAATTATGAGGTTCGATACACGACTGATGGTAGTGATCCGAAAGAAAATGGCGGGCTCTATACAGATGAATTTGTTGTACCACATCTCTGCAAATATGTTCTCGCAATTTCTGAGTACAAGGGAAAGAAGATCGATTCTGTTCAGATTCAGATTGAGCAAGGAAAAGGCACGGAAAAGAAGAAGGAGATAGATCCTGTTAGGCCGCTTTCTTATACCTTTAATAAGAAGAAGGAACTCAGTGATACTGAGGAAAGTTATAAGGAATTGGAGACCCTGGAGAAAATTGACGGTCTCTTTATTAAGGGCGCCAGTGTCTATATTTATGAGAAAGGGAACGAAAATAATTACGTTGAATATAATGCCAATATCCCTTATATTGCTGGAGACCTTAAGGCTTTGATTGACTTGATCAGGGAAAGCTTCAAGGACCGGGATGTAGTCATTACTTTCCAATATAAGGAAATGATGTTTAATGCCGGTGCAAAATTTAATCAGTGGGTTGAGATGTGCAAATTAGATCTCGATAAACTTGCTAAAGAAGGAGAAATTAAGCAGTGAAGAAGGGTTATATCGGCTTCGGATATAATCCCATGGAATCAGAGAATCACTTCTATGTAGATATAGAAGATGCAAAACAAGGTGATGTTTTAATTTATGAGCGCTTCAAGTGGGACGATGCCGAAAAGCAAAAGATTCATGGGAAGGATATTCTGAAGCTGCGAATTTCCAAATATAAATGGGGTAAACTCCAAAAGGATATGGCAGCAGAATTTAACAAAAGGCTGAAGGAAGAAAAGAAGCCGGTTGGGAAATTTGTGGCTGGTACACCTGTTGAAAAGCAGATGGGCAAAGAGATGATGGTGCTCTTATGGGGGATAGAGAACTGCGATCCATCTGTAATACCAACTGCAATCAGAAATTGGCTGGGTCTTCTTCCGGAGGAGCGTTGGTGGCTTTATACAATGACGAATGCTTCTTCAGGACGTATCAATGATAAAAATGGGTGGCGTATGGCCCTTCGATATGCACTTTGTGATAATCCGATACCAGAGAGCAATCAAATGACTCTTGATCAATTTTTAGGGGGAGATGAAGAATGAGCGAACAACTTTCATTTATAGAAACACAGTTTCCGGTCAGTAAAGTTAGCAAGGAGAGTTATAAAGAGCGTAAAGCAAATAATGGACAAACTCTTACAGGTTTAGGTAAGTGGTGGGGAAGAAAGCCGCTCATCTTGGTCAGAGCTGCCCTATTAGGATGCTTGATGCCTGAAGGCGATAATCCCCAGAAGTCAACAGAAATTTTTCTGAAGATTTTAAGTATGGATAAAGAGGGACTTTTTTTACGAAAAGAAAAAAGGATTCCTACTCAAAGGCAATATGAAATTGTACAAGCTAATCGAAAACTAGCTGCAAAATATTTGATGTGGTTTGATGCCTCTGCTAATAAGGTAAAGTTTGACAATAATGCACCTAAAGAAGAAATAGAGAGGGCAGTTTTTGAAACACTTGGATATGATGAAAAACTTTTATATTGTAAACGACCAGAGCAATTAGAAAATATTAGTGAGGATTCATGGAATGAGATTAATCAATATTTAGGGACTTCTGCAAAGTCACTTCCTGATCTCATACAGCAACTTTCCATTAAAAAATTTGGCCATAATGCTATGGTTGGGGATTGTTTCTGCGGTGGAGGCTCGATTCCATTTGAAGCGTCAAGATCGGGTTGTAATACATACGCGAGTGATTTAAATCCGGTGGCTGGCCTTCTAACTTGGGCTGATTTACATATTGCGGGAGCAAGCAAGTCAGAATTGACCAAAATAAGGCAGTTTCAAGAAGATGCATATAAGTCAATTGAACAAGAGGTAGATGAGTTAGGAATTGAAAAAAATGAGAAAGGTGAGAGAGCTGTCTCCTACATATATTGTATAGAAGCAGTATGCCCTGAATGTGGGACTCATGTACCAATGGTGCCTAACTGGATAATTGGGCGAGGTACTAGGACTGTAGTTAAACTCAAAAAGAACGGAAACAAATATGATTTTGACGTAGTATCAGGAGCTTCAAAAGAAGAACTTGCTGCCGCTACAAAAGGGACTGTTGATGGACAAAATCTGTATTGTCCTTGCTGCGGCAAATCTACACCTATCTCCACATTACGGCATGACGGAGTAAATGAGAAAGGTGAACCGGTGTATGGGCTACGCGAATGGTCAAAAGAAGAATTTGAACCTAGAGATGATGATGTTTTTCATGAACGCTTATATTGTGTGAAATATGAAAGAGAAGATGGATCTAGATATTACAGGGCGCCACAAGTTCGAGATTTGGAAAATGAAGAGAAAATTCATCACATCGTAAAAACAAATTTTCGCAAGTGGCAAGAACAAGGATTGATACCTTCTTACGAGATGGAAGTAGGTTTTCAGACTAGTCAGATGATTCGTAGCAGAGGTTGGACTTGCTGGCATCATATGTTCAATGTACGGCAGCTTTTTATTAATCATCTATTTGCAGAGAAAGTTTTGAAAACTAATGATCAATTAATAACAGCGGCTGCAATTCTTGGGTTGAACAAAGTAGTTATTTTCAATTCTAAGCTTAGTATGTGGGTAAATGGAGCAGGAGTAGAAAAAACTGTTTGGATTTTCACCAACCAAGCATTAAATCCGATGTTTAACTATGGATCTTCAGCGACGAGATCGTTACAAAATTGCTGGATTTATCCAATAAATAATTATTCTCTGGATTCTCAGTCAGATGTTGAATTAGCGGATGCTCGAAATGTTCAGCAAAACTGTGATCTGTGGATTACAGATCCGCCTTATGCAGATGCAATCAACTACCATGAATTAAGTGAAGTGTTCCTCTCTTGGGATAGAAAAGCTATTCCAAAGGCTTTTCCTGATTGGTATACGAGTAGTAAAAGCGTTTTAGCAATAAAGGGTGATGAGCATTTTTCACAGACAATGATTGAGGTTTATTCAAACTTAACTTCACATATGCCGGATAATGGAATGCAAGTAGTTATGTTTACTCATTCTGATCCAGCTGTTTGGGCACAGCTCGCTATTATAATGTGGCGTGCGGGTCTAAAAGTGACAGCTGCATGGAATATTGCTACAGAGACAGATGCATCTGGCCTTAAAAATGGAAATTATGTAAAAGGTACAGTACTACTTGTTCTTCGAAAACAAACCGGAAATGACACTGCATTTTTAGATGAAATAAATACAGATATACGTTCAGAGGTTAAGCACCAGATTGCAAGTATGCAAAAACTAGATGATAAAGAAGAACCAAATTTTTCTGATCCAGATTATGTACTTGCAGCTTATGCTGCTTCATTAAAAGTCTTGACATCTTATGCGGAAATTGAAGACCTTGATCTTGAATATGAGTTAAATCAAGCGATTTCAAATCCCTCTGGTAGTAAGATTGTCGGAATCATTGAGAATGCAAAGAAAGTTGCGTATGACTGTGTTATACCGATTGAGTTTGATTCCTTCCTTTGGAGAGAACTATCTAACGCTGAAAAATTCTATATCAAAGGTTTGGAAAGTGAAAAGCACGGAAACTATCAGATAAGTACCTATCAGGAATTCGCAAGAGGATTTTCAATAGCTGGATATTCTCAATTAATGGCGTCTGAAAAGGCTAATACAGCAAGGCTCAAAACTCCTTTTGAAATGGCAGGAAGAACAATAAATGATGTTCCAGATTTTGAGAATTCTTTAATGCGATCTATCTTCCAGGCAATCTATGTCGGAATTAAGGAAGAGATGAACCCTAATAAGGCACTTGGCTTTCTTAAAAATGATCTGCCCAATTATTGGGATAAGCGAGAGATGATTCAACAAATTCTCTCATTCTTGGTAGACATTAGAGACATCTCAAATATGCAACTACATTGGAAGGAATCTGCAGAGATGGCAGAACAGCTATTAACTCTTGTAACACATGATAGTGTCTAATAAAGGAGAGTGAGCCGTAATGGTGAATCGATATTCTACAAGGACTTCGCGGCTCGACGAATCCTTTCTTAATAAGAAATTACAGCATGCGGTCAGTTATGATCGCATAGCTGGTTACTTTTGCTCTTCAATTCTGGAGGTTGCAGGAGAGAGCATCGAAAATGTGACTGGAAAGGTTCGTGTGATATGCAATTCCGGTGTCACAAAGGAAGACGTAAAAGCTGCAGCCGCTGCTCAGCAGATGAAACAGGAGTGGTGTGGCTTTAAGCCAGAGGAGAAATATTCAACCCCTGAGGGAGCTGGAAGGCTCGCTCGTTTCTATAGGCTTATAAAGTCTGGAAAAATGGAAGTCAGGGTTATTCCTGATGAGGCCTATGGCTTGATGCATGGTAAGGCTGGAATCATAACCTATCCCGATGGGTCAAAAACCTCTTTCATTGGAAGTATCAATGAAACAAAGAGTGCTTTTAAGCTAAACTACGAGATGGTTTGGGAGGATGATTCACCAGAGGCTGTTGCATGGACGCAGGCCGAGTTTGATTATTTCTGGAATAGCGAATATGCAGTGAATCTGGCTGATTTTGTAGTTGGGGATATTGATCGGATTTCCCGGCGCGTAATAGTTCCTTTGGTCGATTGGAGAAAAGATAATGACAGTCAGATCCCGTCAGCGGCAGTTGAAGAGCCTGTCTACAGGAATGAATTTGGCCTTTGGGAGCATCAGAAATATTTCGTGCAGCTAGCCTTTCAAGAACATCAAACTCCAGGAGGAGCGAGGCTGCTTCTTGCGGATCAGGTTGGCCTTGGAAAGACAATACAGCTTGCCATGTCTGCAAAACTCATGGCTCTTTATGGAGACAAGCCTATTCTCATTATCGTACCTAAGACGCTGGTATTTCAGTGGCAGGATGAGATGCAAACACTGCTGGATATGCCGAGTGCAGTATGGACGGGGCGGGGCTGGCAGGATGAGACAGGATATTTTTATCCTGCTGAAAATGTAAAAGCTATTTTGCATTGTCCTAGAAGAGTTGGAATTATTTCACAAGGCTTAGTATCTAGAAGAACAGAGGCATCTGAAAAGTTAAAACAGCAAAAGTATGAATGTGTAATTTTAGATGAGGCACATCGTGCTCGTCGTAGGAATCCATTAAAGGACCCTGACACTCATAAAGCAGATCCTAATTATCTGCTTCAATTCTTAGATGAGATATCGTTTCAAACAAAAAGTATGTTACTTGCGACAGCAACTCCTGTTCAGGTAAATACTATAGAAGCATATGACCTCTTAGAAGCATTGGCTAGACCCGTTGATAAAGTAATGGGAGATCAGTATAGCCTGTGGAGAAAAAAGCCGCAGTATATGCTGGATATGATCTGCGGAAAAGTACCTGAGCCAGATAATGAAGTTCAGATGTGGGATATCATGCGTGATCCATTTCCTGGCAGATCAGTTGGGACTGAACCAGATGTCTTGAAGATAAATAGCCTTAGAGACAGTCTTGATATTTCGGATGATCAATATGTGCTTAGACCGGAATTATTTACTAATAGTCGACTGTCGATACGTCATAAGATCGAATCTCTGTATACGACAGATGATTTTGTAATGAAAGACAACCCTTACATAAGACATATCATTCGTCGCTCGAGGGAGTCTCTTGAAAACACAATAAACCCGGCAACGGGAGAACCTTATCTCAAGAAAATAAATGTCATTCTATTAGGCGAACGTGATGATGATTCTTTGCCACTAGAAGGATATCTGAAGGATGCTTATGATAAAGCCCAACTGTTCTGCGATATGCTTTCAAAACGAGTCAAGGCAGGTGGCTTTATGAAAACCCTCATGTTGAAGCGAATCGGAAGTTCGATTTTGTCGGGTGAGCATACTGCAAAGAAGATGCTTGCGTGGACAGAGGAGGGACGCCAGATACTTGAAGATGAGTTTGATGAAGATCTTGATGATGAAGAAAACATAGATCAGGAAATAAGCGAGGTCAAGAATCTTACGTCAGATGAAATTGAAGTACTTCGAGAGCTTGTAAAAATTTTGCAGCTAAATCACGATAGTGATCCCAAATACGATAAAGTGCAGGATATTCTGGAATTTGGTACAGACGAGGATGCAAAACCTTGGATGGATCGAGGCTGTATCGTATTCTCACAGTATTTTGATAGTGCTCAATATTTGGCAGAACGGTTATCCGAACACTTTAAGGATACGATTATTGGACTGTATGCAGGTGGAGAAAAATCGGGATTTTATTTGAATGGTGGCTTTACAAAGAAAACGAAAGAAGACATTAAGGCTGATGTAAAGGCAAGAACTATAAAAATTCTTGTAGGCACAGATGCTGCGAGTGAAGGACTAAATTTACAAACATTGTCCACGTTAATTAATCTCGACCTTCCGTGGAATCCGACAAGACTTGAGCAACGAAAGGGACGTATTCAGAGAATAGGTCAGCTAAGCGATACAGTTAGAATATATAATCTGCGCTATAAAGGATCAGTTGAGGACAAAGTACATAAAGCGCTTTCTAAGAGACTGAATGACATCTACAGTATGTTTGGGCAGATTCCGGATACATTGGAGGATGTCTGGATTGATATAGCGCTAAATGATGAAAAGAGTGCAAGCGAAAGAATTGATGAAGTAGCAAAGCAAAATCCGTTTATCAACAAATATGATATTATGCCTCGACCAACTGAAAATTGGGACGAATGCACAAAGGTGCTTGATAAAAATGAAGCTAAAAAAGCTTTGCTGCAGGGATGGAAATAGTTAGGAGGGGAGCTATGCCGTCTTTAGGCAAAAGCATAAATTTATATCTAATGGATGGTTCAGAAGCTGGTAGATGGCAAGCTTCTCTGTCAAATTGGAATGGAGTGGGATATAAGATTCCGCATGGGGAACTAAAGAATTGTTCTGATCTTCCTGAGCTTAATACTCCTGGCGTTTACTTTCTGTTTGGAAAAGATGATGAAAGTGGAAAGCAGTTCATATATGTCGGCGAGGCAGACGATGTTCAGAAGAGGCTGATGCAGCCACACACATTTGAGAAAGATGGTAGTTATTGGACAGAGGCAGTTATCTTTGTGACTCCCGATGGCACCTTGGAGAAGGGAAGAGTCAAGTACCTTGAGAATCGTTTCTATACGATAGCTGTTGATGCAAAGCGCTATATTGTGAAGAATGGAAATACACCCACTCAATCACCACTTCCCAAGTCTGTTAGAGACTTGCTGGAAGAATTTGTTATTGATGTGGAGCTGGTTCTGCCTGCACTTGGCTATATGGCGTTTGTTCCGCTTCCATCGTCCAGCAAGGATGACAAGACCGACAGTGATGACCTGCTATACTTTAATCGCAATAAGGGTAAGAGCGGAAACGCAGTTGGAATCGTACGGTCAGATGGGTTCTGGGTTTTAAAGGGCAGTTTTATCAATCCCTCTCTTGCCAGTTATGCTCCTGCAGGAATAAAGGCCTTGAGGAGTAAATATTCCGGAGTAATTGATACAAAGGGATATCTTACTGAAGACATTTGCTTTGGCAGTCCATCCTATGCATCTACCTTCGTTTGTGGCAAGAACTCTAATGGACTGGTGGAATGGAAAGATAAGAATGGCATTTCTCTGAGAGATTTGGATACAAGTACCGGTGTCACTTCCGCAGCGAAGTCTGTCAAAACTTCTGCCCCTGTGCCAAAGAAAGCCAAGGCGAATGCTTCTATCACGGCTACAACGGAAGTTGCAAATGACGAAGTTCTTCATTTATCTGGCAAGAAGGCAGCTGCGACAGGAAAGATCGTTGAGACTGGATTCATGGTGTTGAAAGGATCTGAGTTCTTCCCGACGGAAACTAAGTCATGCCAATCGTGGTTAAGGAACACACGTAAGCGACTTCTTGATGAAGGCAAAGTACAGAATGGCATTTTTGTAGAAGATGTTACCTTCCAAAGCGCATCGTCAGCAGCTGGTTGTGTGATAGGAGCCTCTGCAAACGGCAATACCATGTGGCTCTATCCGGATGGTGAGAGTATCAAAGACAAGTCAGGTAAATGATTTAAGGAATCCTAATGATTTAAGTTAGGCAATACATTTTAAGTTTACCCTATAAGGGTGTCGGAAAGGAGGCGCATTGACCATGACAGTAACAGCAGCGAAGGCCACATGCAGCTCCTTTCTGCGTTCTGAAAGGCCCGTCAGAATAACGAAAATGCCGCGAAAACGCAGTACTTCAGCCTATTCTGGGCACCTTGATATGATTCACAGCCGTATCAAAGATTGCGTCTTGATAGATCCGGCCTGTGGCTCCGGATCGCTTCTTCTGAAAGCCGAGAAGGTCCTTGGGAGAGATGGGGTTCGCAATGGTTTCTTTGGCCAGGAGATCAACATCACCACATATAACCTTTGCCGGATCAACATGTTCCTGCATGATATCGAATTCGATAAGTTTGATATCGCCTGTGAGGATACGTTAACCGCGCCGCAGCATTGGGACGATGAGCCCTTTGAACTGATTGTCTCTAATCCGCCGTACAGCATCAAGTGGGCTGGTGATGAGAATCCTTTACTGATTAATGATCCGAGATTTGCACCGGCGGGTGTGCTGGCTCCGAAGAGCAAGGCAGACCTGGCATTTATCATGCACTCGCTTTCATGGTTGGCTCCGAACGGCACGGCAGCGATCGTCTGCTTCCCCGGTATCATGTACAGAGGAGGCGCGGAGAAAAAGATCCGAAAGTATCTGATCGATAACAACTTCGTGGACTGTGTGATCCAGCTTCCGACCAACTTGTTCTTCGGGACCAGTATAGCAACCTGTATTATGGTCCTGAAGAAAGGTAAGCCGGACAGCCGTGTTCTGTTCATCGATGCCACGAATGAGTGCATCAAGGTGACAAACAATAACAAGCTTACACAGGCAAATATAGATAAAATCGTGGATACCTTTGCCAGCCGCGAAGAAGTTCAGCATTTTGCTCATCTGGCATCCTACGATGAGATAGCGGAAAATGATTATAATCTCTCCGTCTCAACTTATGTAGAAGCCGAGGATACCCGGGAGAAAGTCGATATTGTTAAGCTGAATGCGGAGATCCGAGAGATCGTCGCCCGGGAGCAGGTGCTTCGGGACGAGATAGACAAGATCATCGCTGAGATTGAGGGAGGTGAAACGGGTGAGCAGTAAACTTATCATAACCGATGAAGCCTACCGCAGCTGGATTCGGGAGATCAGCAGCCGGTTCCGCAAAAGCCAGATCAAGGCAGCAGTAAAGGTAAACGATGAAATGTTGCGATTTTACTGGTCTCTAGGACGTGACCTGGCCGAAAAGAAGACTGGTGCCGGCATAGGAAACGATTTTTACAATCAGGTCAGCAAGGATCTGAAGAACCTTCTGCCGGATGTAAAGTCATTTTCGCCCACGAACCTGAAATATATGCAGTATTTCTATGAATTATACTCCAGTCCACAGGTTGTGGACTCTGCCGGGAATCCATTGAGTCCACAAGCTGTGGACTCGATGGATATGTTGTTTTCAATTCCGTGGGGGCATCATCGTTATATTATCGATAAATGCAAAGGGAATCAGGAGAAGGCACTGTTTTATGTCCGGAAAACCATGGAAAACAACTGGTCCAGAGCTGTTCTTCTGAACTTTCTGGATACTGATCTGTATGAGCGCCAGGGCAAGGCCTTGACAAACTTTGCACGGACGCTTCCCACGGAGCAGAGCGATCTGGCACAGGCGATCACAAAGGATCCCTACAACTTTGATTTTTTAACGCTCCGGGAAAAGTATGATGAGAAGGAACTGAAAGATGCCCTGATGGATCGGGTCCAGAATTTCCTGATGGAACTTGGAACGGGTTTTGCCTATATGGGTCGGGAAGTCCGCATCGAAGTCGGAAACACAGAGAAGTTTCTGGATATGCTCTTTTATAATACACAGCGGCATTGCTATATCGTTGTGGAGGTAAAGGCAGGTAAATTTGATTCATCTTTTGCAGGGCAGCTTGGTACGTATGTAGTCGCTGTAAACCATCAGTTGAAAACGGAGTACGACAATCCTACGCTTGGCCTGTTGGTATGCAAAGATCTGGATAAGATTGAGGCACAATATGCTCTTGAATCCAGCAACCAGCCGCTTGGAATCTCCAGATATGAGCTGACCCGGCTGATTCCGGAAGATTTCAAAGGCAGCATGCCGACGATCGAAGAGATAGAGGCAGAGCTTGCTGATCCGGAAGGAGGGCAAGACGCATGAGCAGGTTAGATGAACTGATTGCGGAACTGTGTCCGGATGGGGTGGAATATAAGACAATTGGAGAACTGGCGACAGATATATTTCGAGGATCTGGAATAACAAGGGATCAAGTCACCGAAACAGGAGCCCCATGTGTTCGTTATGGCGAGATTTATACGACCTACGGGGTATGGTTTGATCATTGCGTGTCTCATACTGATGAGACAAAGATTACAAATGCCAAGTACTTTGAGCATGGAGATATTCTCTTTGCTATTACAGGCGAAAGTGTTGAAGATATTGCGAAATCCACTGCTTATGTCGGATGTGAAAAGTGTCTGGCCGGAGGTGACATAGTAGTTTTAAAGCACGAACAGGATCCCAAGTATTTGGCATATGCCTTGACGACTACAAAAGCACGTACTCAAAAAAGCAAGGGGAAAGTAAAAAGTAAGGTTGTTCATTCAAGCGTCCCAGCAATTCAGGCGATCGTAGTCCCTGTACCTCCACTGGAGGTACAACGCGAAATTGTCCGCGTGCTGGACAATTTCACGTTCCTTTCAGCGGAGCTTTCAATGGAACTATCAGCGGAGTTATCAGCTCGCAGAAAGCAGTATGACTACTACAGAAACCGACTGTTGACCTTTGATAACGAATCAAAGAAAATGCCACTTTCAGATGTGGCTAATCTATTTCGTGGAGAATACATAACTCAGAAGGGCTCCAAGCCAGGAGATATTCCAGTAATCCTTGGGGGACAGGAACCGGCTTACTATATTGATAAAGCCAATCATGACGGCGAAATCGTTGTCATTGCACGAAGTGGCGTATCAGCCGGATTTGTGTCCTATTGGAATCAGCCCATTTATGTTACTGATGGCTTCGGTTATGAGGCGAAAAAAGATGTAGCAACTCCGAAGTACTTGTATTACGCGCTTAAGAGGAAAGAACCAGAACTAAACGCAATGAAGCGTGGGGCGGGAGTCCCTCATGTCAGCGGTGAAATGCTCGGAAAGGTTGAGCTATCGATTCCACCGATTGCTGTCCAGGAAAGATTGGTTAATGTCTTGGACAACTTTGAATCTATATGTTCCGACCTGAGTATTGAACTTCCTGCCGAGATTGAAGCCAGGCAAAAACAATATGAATATTATCGCGATTTGCTCTTGACATTCGCTGAGACCGGCGGCACGCTCGCGACAGACAGACAGACAGACAGACAGACAGACAGACAGACAGACAGACAGACAGGCTGAAATAGCATTTTTGCAGTATGTGTTTGGCTATGTTTATGTCGAGCTTTCACAGCTCTTCAATACACGAAATGGGTACACTCCGTCGAAGAGCAATTCGGATTTTTGGACAGAAGATGCAGATATTCCGTGGTTCAGAATGGAGGATATTCGGGAAAACGGTCGTATCTTAAGTGATGCTACTCAACACGTGACTAAGGCAGCTGTCAAAGGAGTCCTTTTTCCTGCGGATTCGTTTATAATCTCTACATCGGCGACTATAGGCGAACATGCTTGGATAAGAGTACCATCACTGGCAAACCAGCGGTTTACGTACCTGATGTTGAAGCAAGAATATAAGCGCATTGTTGATTATCGGTATCTGTATTATTACTGCTTCAAACTTGGAGAATACTGTCGATCCCACTTGAATCAAGGTAACTTTTCCTCTGTAGATATGGGCAGTTTTGGAGAGTTTCTCTTCTGCCTTCCAAGTCTTCAGAAGCAAAAGGAGATTTCAGATATTCTGGACAGATTAGACGGTATCTGCAATGATCTCTCTTCCGGCCTTCCCGCCGAGATTGAGGCCAGGCGGAAACAGTATGAATATTACAGGGATAAGCTCCTGTCCTTCAAGGATATTCACGAGGAGATGAACGATGAAATTAGGAAAGCTTAAAGAAATTGATATCAGGACCGTGTGGGCACATGAACAGTATGATTTTTCAAAATGGCTTGCAACAGAAGAAAACATCAAAGAACTGGGTGATGTGCTTAATCTTTCGCTTACAGAGATCGAAACGGAAAAGTTTGTAGGAAGCTATCGTTGCGATATTGTATGCAAGGATGAAATCACAGGGAAATCAGTCTTGATTGAAAACCAATTGGAGCCGACAAATCATGATCATCTTGGCAAAATCATAACCTATCCGGTCTTTCAATGAGGTGTTCTATGTTGCTTAAGAGAAGACGTACTAGATGTGATTCCTGCAACTCCGCAAGAAGATTTTTATAAATCTGAAACAACAAAAAGAGTGGCTGTCTATGCCCGTGTTTCAACAGACGACCCAAACCAGACCTCATCTTATGAACTACAGAAAAATCACTATGAAGACATGGTAAATCGAAGAGCCAACTGGGTCTTGGTAGATATATATGCGGAAATGTAAACCCAAGAATTGATACAAAGAAATGCTGTTGTCAGAGCGGCAGAATGGATTGAAATCAAGGGCTTTCAGAGATTAGGAACTCTCCGGCAACTCTTTCTTTACGCCCGATTGTTGCCGACATCATGACAACAGCGCAGATGATTTTGACAACAGCAACGGAGAAAATGACAACACCT